TAATTATAAACGTGATTATCTATTCGACTACTTTGGATTCAAAACACTTGAACGTTCTTATCTACAACGTATTGATGGTAAAGTAATCGAACGTCCACAATATATGTGGATGCGTGTCTCCCTAGGTATTCATGGTTCTGATATCGAACTTGCATTTGCAATGTACGATGCTATGAGTCTACGTCTATATACTCACGCAACACCTACACTTTTCAATGCAGGAACACGTCATTCACAAATGAGTTCCTGCTTTCTTCTTGAAGTTAAAGGAGATAGTATTGATGGTATGTATGAGAGTGTTAAAGATTGTGCTAATATTTCCAAATTTGCAGGTGGTATTGGTATGAATATTAATAAAGTTCGTAGTCGCGGAGCTGTAATTAGAGGAACAAATGGTAAATCAACAGGTACAACGCCATTTCTACGCGTTCTAAATCAAACACTATTGCATGTTAATCAAGCAGGTAAACGTAATGGTAGTGCAGCTGTATATATGAGTCCCCATCATCCAGATGTCTTTGAATTTGTAGCACTTCGTCGTAATACAGGTTCTGAAGAAGAAAGATGCCGCGACCTATTTATTGCTCTATGGATTCCAGATATCTTTATGAGACGCGTAAAAGAAAATAGTACTTGGTCCCTTTTCTGTCCTTTTGAAACACCTGGACTTGATGATGTTTATGGAAAAGATTACGATGACCTATATATTCGTTATGAAAAAGAAGGAAAAGCAAAACGTACAATTAAAGCCCAAGACTTATGGCTTGAGATTCTAAAAAGTCAAATTGAAACTGGTGGTCCTTACATGCTTTATAAAGACCAATGTCAGAAATCAAACCAAAGTAATCTAGGTGTTATTAAATGCTCTAATCTATGTAGTGAAATTTTGATTTATAGTTCTCCTGAAGAGTATGGTGTTTGTAATCTTGCCTCAATGGTACTACCTTCATTTGTAGAATATGATAATGAAGTACCGTTATTCAACCTAAAGCGCTTTCACGATACAATTAAAATTGTTGTTCGTAATATGGATAAAGTAATTGATGAGAATTTCTACCCAACACCTGAAACATATAATTCAAATATGCGCCATCGTCCTATTGGTATTGGTCTACAAGGACTAGCAGATACATATATGATGATGCGTTATCCATATGAAAGTGATGAAGCTGCCAAACTAAATCGTGATATTGCTGAGACAATGTATCATGCAGCACTAGAATCTTCTATGGAGATTGCTAAAGAACGAGGAGAACAGATTGAAAAATGGGAATCTAGTCAAAACGAAAATATTACTCCAGTAAGCCGTGTTCCTGAAGAGATGGAAATGAAAACACACAAAGGAGCATATAGTTCATTCTCGACCAGTCCTGCTGCACGTGGTATTCTACAGTTTGATATGCATAACGTAACTCCCCAACTATATGATTTTGATATCCTTAAGGAGAATATTAAAAAATATGGTCTACGCCATTCTCTTCTTATTGCACTAATGCCAACAGCCAGCACAAGTCAAATTATGGGATATACTGAATCATTTGAAGCGCTGACTTCTAATATTTATCAACGTCGTACACTAGCTGGTGAATTTACAATTGTCAATAAATATCTGCTACATGACCTAATTAAACTCGGGCTATGGAGTAAAGAAATGAAAGAACGAATTATTGCAGGTGATGGTAGCATTCAACATATGGAGGATATTCCAGTTGAGATTCGTGCTCTTTATAAAACAGTATGGGAAATTAGTCAAAAAGCCTCTATTCTTCAATCAGCAGACCGTACACCTTATATTTGCCATACACAGTCACTAAATCTATATATGGAAGATGCAACATTTACAAAACTAACAAATATGCATTTCTATGCATGGTCGAAAGGACTAAAAACTGGTTTGTATTATCTACGTACTCGTGCAAAAGCTAAAACAATGGCATTTACTATTGACCCTTCTCTTATCGAATCTACACAAAAAGCAAAACAGCTACAGATTTCAAATCAAGAAGAACTTGCAGAATCATGCCGTCGTGATAACCCAGAAGGTTGTCTAATGTGTTCGGCTTAAATCAATAAGTTATTTGATAGTAAAGAGATACTTTGAATATTTTCAATAATATGTTTTAAAGCTTCATTATACTCTTGATATGCAGCTAATAATTCGTTAGCCTTCGTTGGATTATGATGAACTAAATGATATATCAAATAAGCTGCTATCTCATTTATATTTATTTTTTCATTTAACTCTTTTAAAGTTGCTATTATTTTGTATTGTTCTTCAATAGATGGTATGTATAATGTTTGAATGCATTCTATTTTATTTGTATAAGGTTTTATAAAATCAGGGCTATTACATATTTTAATGTAGCTATATAAAAAATCAGGAAGAATAGTCTCTTTAGATATAATTTGAAAAGGTACTTGAGAACTTCTTCTTTGGATACTTTTACGCAAAAAAGACTTTTTATTTGTAGCTACAAATTTTGAGTAGTTTTTAAGAATCATTTATTTTATAAGGATACTTTCTCTTTAGAGATTAAGAGATATGAGTAGTCAACATGACTTACCTTATATTGTTATTTTAGATTGGGATGGTACAATTGCTGGTCGTGTTGATTTTCAATCACAACGCTATTCTATGATACAACACTTTAAAAAATTTGGTTTAAAATATAAAACTGATAACAAAATCCCTAAGGCTTTCTTACCTTCTCAACGATTAATTAGACCTGGATTTGCAAATTTCATATATGACCTACAGAATTATTTTAATAATAATGTATATTTTTACATATATACTGCTAGTGAAAAGAATTGGGCTTATAAAGAGATTCAATGGGTAGAAAAAGCACATGGTGTTAAGTTTCAAAGACCTCTATTTACAAGAGATGAATGTGTCGTTGATATTGCTGGTAATTATCGTAAATCATTAGGATTAATTTTCCCACGTATATTACGCAGTTTAGGAAAACATCCTGCCTTTACCAAACAAGATAAGGATGAAATACTACAAAATCGTATTCTTATTATTGATAATAATGCTGTTTATAATGATTATCAATCTAAATTACTAATCTGTCCTCATTATAATTATACTGTATTTGAAAATTTATTAGAAGATATTCCTGCCATCTCTTTAAAAAATAATACTATAAAACAATATTTACTTTCACTAACAAATAATGGAATGATATGTCCTTTCTTTTCAAGTTCAGATGTAAATCATGTTATGTATAAAAAATATGAATGGTTAGCTTTAAAATGTAAATTAATTACTGATGAAAATCAGGTTTATATGAAAGATGTATTTTTCCCTTATTTAACAAAACTGATTACTAAAAATAATTTAAAAGCTTTTTCACCAAATATTATTAAACAGATACAAGAAGCTGTATGGAAAAAAGCGGAAAAGAAAGCTTAAAAGTATATTTTTATAAATTATTATTAATCCATCATATCCGCAAAATCTTCAGGAACTTCCCAAGGATATGCGTTAAATAGGTCTATGATTTTGTTTGGAAACACCCATTTACTATACTTCTCTGCATTTTTGTAGACATTATATTCAATACTGTGCTCATTTTTCATGCATGAATGTAAGAACTGAAAGGGTATCATGTTTTTGCATTTTTTGTTGTGATACTCTTCAGCATCTTTGATGATTTTAGGGTGACGCCCCTTATCTATATAAATAAACTTGCTAAACGTATATACATTTTCTTTTTCTTCAACTTCTCCCTCTATCAAAAAGGTTTCAGAAATAGCCTGTTCTTCATAATTGTGCCACATAATGAACTTAGTAGAAGTAAGCTTTAACACAACGGTAATCCAATCAAAATAGTAATGCACGTGAACTGTAATATCTGGATATAGTTTTTCCATGATATCAAAAACATTTTTATTTTCTATGAAAAACAGCTCAAAATGACTATATACCATAACGATTTCCTGGAAAACATCCTTCATTAAAATGTAGTGCACTTGTTTTGCAACGTGTTCCACCAAATGCTCAGGCATATTAGCCTGCAACATATCCTGGAAAATCTTAGTAGATGACATTTTAGTTTGCTTTGTAGTAGAAAAACGATGAGAGCAATAGATTATAATCAGCTGTTGTTTGGCTGAACGTGCCGACTTTTTATTTTTAATTAATTTCATTTTTTTTATTTTTTGGTACCATTATCTGTAAATTATTACAACAGACTTCAAAACTCGGCCAAAACTTAGGTATATTTTTTAGTAATTTCTTATCTATTTTAGTTTCACATCTATTCTCTTCAGGTATTTGTTGAAGTAGATATTTAATATTACTTTTAGAATAATTACCTTTAGATTGTTGTTTAGGTGTGGGTTTACGAGCACATATTTTCTTTACCACTTGAGTTGCATCTAAAACTGGGTTTTCTTGATAAGCATTAGCCATCATAAAAGCATCAGATATATCATCTTTTTTTTTAGTTTTCGTCCATAATTCATGAACCCAAGCTTCTTGAGGATGACTTTCTAACCATTCTTTGCATAGTGTAACAGACGCCTTTTTACGGGCATTATATAATTGTTTACCTTTTCCACTATTTTCCTGCCCACTTCCCGCTAATTTATGTTTAGGACTATAAATAATAACTGACGAAAACCCTTTTAAACGAAAGTACATTTCTAAATAACATTGTATATTACACATTTTTTTTGTCATTTGACGTTCTATTACAACCGTAGATCCTCGTATACTATCTAATAATGGTTCCAATGCATTTATAATAGAGGTGCATAAATCATTTCCATAAGTTAAATTTACTAAATCCCATTTTATAATTGTATCAACATCTAATACACACAATGCTAAGTTTTTAATCCCCACATCTATCGAAACAAGCATCTATCCCTTTATTATAAATATTGTTTAATATTATATAAGTGCGTCATTTTAACTTAAAAAGAAATCCATTAAAGTTTTAATATAGAGATGCAAAACTTCCCTATGATTGATGCCTACGATAATATAGTGGAGATTGATGATTCTACACTAATGCGTCCTAGTTTTGATATTAAGAAAAATTCATTTCAATCTCCTCCTTCTGGGTTAATGGGTTCTGGACTAGGAACAGATATGTTGATTAATAAACGTAAAGTTAGTTCTGATATAGCCTCTATGTCATCTGCTTCTCAAAGTCGTGAAGGCTCAGAGGCAGATTATTCTTCAAGTGGTAGTGATTCTTCTACTTCAGATGATACTGAATCTCGTTCAGGAAATGATTTTTCTGCAGATGATAAACGTGGTAATGATATGTTCGGCCAACGTGTTTCAAATGAACGAGTACGTATTGAAGGTGAAATGAATGAAAAGAAAGAAATCTTATACCAAATGGATAGATTAGAATCTAAAGGTTCTCGTTTACCCCGTAAATTTACTATGCAATCTGATTTGGAAGAGATGCGTTCTGAATATCATCGTGTACTACGTGAAAAAGAAGTTGATGCAAGTATTCGTTTTCAACGTAAAATGTTAATGGCGTTTGTCACTGGTATCGAATTTATGAATACTCGTTTTGACCCATTCGATATACGTTTAGATGGTTGGTCGGAACATATTCAAGAAGACTTAACAGATTATGATGATATCTTTGAAGAATTACATGATAAATATAAATCATCTGGTCGTAAAATGGCTCCCGAATTACGTTTACTAATGAGTTTATCTGGAAGTGCATTTATGTTCCATTTAACAAATAGTATGTTTAAACAACAACCTTTACCTCAAGTGGAACAAGTACTAAAATCAAATCCTGCATTAATGAAACAGTTTCAACAAGCAGCCGCACAACAGATGTATGGTATGCAAAACGGTTCTATCCCCCTCCCTCCTCAACCTGTAGCTCAACGTCAACCCGCACCCCAAAGCCCAATGGCAATCGGACAAGGACTATTTAGTATGTTAGGTGGACTATTAGGTGGAGCAACCAATCTATCTAGAGATATGCCTGGTCCACCTATGATGTCATCAGGACAAAGTAAGATGAGAGGACCTAACATTGATAGTATGATGGATGATATTTCAAAAGATATTGAAATGCGACCCCCTCAATCAGCTGCAAATCGCATGGAGACACTTTCTATTTCAGATGAAGAAATCACTTCTATTATAGAAGATGCAGCCGATTTAGGAGGTATTTCATCTCGCAAAACATCTAACCGTGGACGTAAACCAGGTTCTTCGATAGGTGGTAAAAAAACATTAAATCTTTAAAATAGATAGATATATGTTTCTATAATATAGGGTAAAATGTGTTATAATTCCAATATGTCATATTCATTTGGGGTAATTGGAATTGTTGTTTCATTTTATATTATATTATATGAACCAAGACTACGTTCTATGTATGTGCCATTGATATTACTATTTTATACATTAATGGAAATCCTTCAAGGAGTTCAATATAAATATATTAATCAATGTGATACTAAAATTAATAAAATGTTAACTGAATTTGCATATATATTAGTTATTTTACAACCATTAATGTGGAATCTATTTTTTTATATTAATAGTTCAAAATGTGAAAAACAGATTTTTATGGTTGGTATAGTTTTTGCTATAATATGGATGATTATAAACTTGGCTGCAAGAATTGCATATAATCCACAGAATAGTCAACTAAAAAGAGATAGCGTATTCGCTAATTCTTCACCATGTACTAAAAAGAATAAATCCCACTTATTTTGGACGTGGCCCTCAGCACATTTTGGAGACTTAACCGCGAATTATTTAATGTATTTGCTGATATTCTTTATTCCTGGGTTAGTATCTTCATCATTTCGCATGGTATCTATTATTCTAGCCGTATTCGCCTTTATTGGTGCACTTATGGCATATCTTGCAGATGAATTTTATATATTCACTTCAGTGTGGTGCTATATAAGTGTTCCTATGATAGTAACTATGTCAATATATATGTATAATAATTAAAATTTGTTTGGTATTATTTTTTAGTAACTGCACTTAGTAATTATTATTTGTTAAAAATATACTTTTATATTAAATAGAAAATGGTACAAGAAAAATTTAATATTCAGCTTACAAAACCAAAAGAACTTCTCGAAAAAACATGGATACGTATATCAAAAGATAAAGACATTATTTATGTTAATGTTGGTCATCATGGGCGATTCTACGCAAATCTTTCAAAAAATATAATTTCTGTTATAAAAAATAAAATTGGTTCGTATAAAATAACATATACAGGTTCATGGGAAACAGAGGAAGGAAAATTAATTGGTAAATCAGTAACTAAAACATACTATTTTACAGTAAATACCAGAGATAAAAAGGCTTTTGATAAAGTATTTAATATTGTATAAAAACTTAAGAAGACATAGATTTGCGAACATTTGTTTGGTATGTTTTCATAATCCAATTACGGTCACGTTCCATTAAATCACTTAAAGTTTTATTGGTATTTTTATTTAAAACCATTAAATAATTAATGCGACGCATTACTTTTACAGCGGATTCATGTTCGCTTAATTTTTTTTCAGCAACAACAGCTTTAATCGCTTTTGTAAGTGCTTTATGACGTTCTTCGGCTTTTAAAGTGCGAATATTTTCATAACCATATACACCTAAGTCCATATCATCAGATACGGTAATACGACGAGATACAGGTGTTTTACCAGGTAAACCTACATCTTCAATGCATGTAGCAGGGACACGGTACTTTTTACCAGTTGCTGAACGAACAGCGGTATATGCAGCACGTTTAATCATTCCAGAAGGACAAGTACTCATATTTCTATTATATTTAAAGAAGAATAAAAATAAAGTTTAAATTATTTATTTACGGAAAGCTTTGCTAGTTTTTTTTAAAGAGGCTGGTAGTTTTCTTAGGGATTTAAGAGGGTTAATAGCGGCTTCACGCATGGCAGCGGGCTCTTTTTGGATTAGTTCTTTGGTAGCGTTCATAACAACACCTAAGCTAGATAAAGCAATCTTAGATATCCAAGGTAGAATGAATAGGACACTAATAATAATAATTTCAGCCATAGACCATACATATAAAACTTCACGGCGAACATCTTCAGAGCATTTGCATTTCTCTTTCATTAGGAAGCGAACGTATTGTAAGGCATAGATAAAGAAGATGAATGTAGCAAAGCCATATAGAACTTGGGCTACGGAATAAACAACACCGAATGTTTGACCGAACATTTTAACAGCTGCTGCGGGTGTAATAAACATGGTGAAGAAGAGGAAAGCAATTGCGAATAAGATGTAGTTCTTGATGTAATTACGGTAAGGGTGATCGGAGCAAGCGCATTGGATACGTTCTAATTTTAAGATATACATGTATGTAGTAATCATTAAAACAATACCTAATACACTCATTAAAGCATATACCATGGATTCAATATTTCCTAAATCTTTGGGGAAGGCGGGCATTCTATGTTCTATTGTTATTTAAGAATTTTTTAATAGATAACGGTTGAATGAAATCGTTTCTTTGCGATTTTTCGGTTGAATGTAACGATATCCAAAAAATTGGAAGATATCTTTTTCCGTTAACAATAAAGGGGCTGGAGGATAACCTTCTTTAGGTGTTAATCCATGTTCGTTCATACTATACCCTTTTTCTAATACAATGCGACGCATCTCAACATTAAATTTATCAGAACCTGTAAAATAAAGTACAGCAAATGCATATTCGTTCTCAGGGGTTAAAAGCAAATCCAAACGACGAGCTTTTTCACCAGGTAAATGACTGATTCCCATAGATTTCTTTTGTCCTTGAGCCAAAATTTCTATCAAATAATCAGATGCTTTTAATACATCTATAATTTTTTTTAATGTCTCTGCCCCTTTTTCAAAAGATTCCGTCATAGGCCATTTTACCAAAACATCTATGTCTCCGCTATTTGGTTCACCGCGACGATAACTACCAACTACCTCTATTTCTAAGCTTTTTGAAACCTTTTTTATATTCTTTTTCAATAATTTTTCATGCTTCTTCATTTCTTCACGAGGAATACGCTCCAATAAATCTTCATAATATTTCAATCCAATTATCTGATTGGTATTTAGTAAATCTGGATTTTTATCTACTGCTTCGCGAAGTTCCTCAATGCTTTTAATACCTTTATTTTTTACTAAATCTACCGCTTTTACACGACCAATTCCATATATATTCATAAAGATATCTATCATATCAATACGAACATCTTTACGAACCTCTTGAGCCTCTTTCAACGTACCAGTTTCTATAATCTCTTGGATACGTGCTTTAATTCTTTCTCCTAAACCCTTAATATCCGCAATATCTTCCATTTTTTGAATAGACTCTTTAGATTTAAGTTGTTGTAAAATTTTAGCATATGCTATTGCTTTAAAAGTATTACCCTCTTGCTGTTCTTTTTTTCTTAGGGTATTTAATTCTTCAATAATAACTTCTTTATAGTTCATCTTCTACGTCATATATATATTTCTTTTTCTCTTCATTTTTTATTATTAATGATACAAAATCTTCAATTTTAAATTGACAGGATTTTTTTACATCAAGTTCTCGTAAATCACAAATAGAATTCTCTATACTGTTTGGTAACTGTTCTTTTAGTTTTATGGATAAATTATCATAATATACACGACACTGTTCTACATAACATTCTAAACACATAGTATCAATAACATTGGTAATATTAAGGTCATTATGTACACAATTTAAGATATCATAAAGTAAATCATATGCATCTGCTTGAACGATACCTAAATTCATTAAACGAGCCCAGGCTTGAGCGACAGCCATTAATCTTTTTTTCTCTTTTACATATTCACAAAAATCTTGATAATTATGAGATTGTTCTACTAACTCTTTTGATAACATCCATTGTTTAGATGAAACATATCCATTCCATAATAGATTCCAACTACGCCCCATTTCAATTATCATGTCATCTTGTAGCATAGGATAAATGTTTTCTAATATTTGTATATACAATCCCTGATATTCAGGTTGTTTTTGTAAATAAGTCCATAAAATATTTGTAAATAAAGATAGATAGTTTGCATCAAAAATACGTTTTACTTGAATTACAATACTATTATAATTTTTATTAGTTAATTTGTTTAATAAGCTTTGAAAATCTTTAATTAATAATGCTTCTTTACTGGTATCTTTATTTCCAATTTTAGTACGTTCTTTTGCAACAGAACCAGATTCTTGTTTATTATATTTTTTTGGGGCGGGATTCCATTTTGGTCCGCCAAAACGCGTATCTATTTTCTCTTGAAAACATTGATATTTTGTTAACATTTCTTGAATAAAAAGAGCCTTAGGGTGCTTTAAAGAAGTAGAAAAAGGATATTTTAAAATATCTTGAAAAGAAATACATACAGATGTTTCCATATAAAGAAGTATGGATTATCCTAATAAAGTAAATTACTTTTATATGGATTACATAACTTGGATTCCCCCTATTTTTCAAGAAAGCCTTTTTAAAAAACTAGAATTAATCTATGAAGACTATTCTGTTTATAGAACAATTATTGTATGTAAAAATATATATGTGATAAATAAATTATATGAAGTATTAAGCCAACATAATATAGCTACATTAAAATTACAAACTATTTGGGATTTACAAAATTTATCTAATAGTAATTATCGTATTATGTTAATACACTTTAACCAAATGTATCATTACCCTGAATTATTACAGAAATATGCTTTTGAAAATGATTATTTATGGATAATGCATGATTTAAATAGTCTACAGGAACAATGTTGTTTACATTATATGAAACAGATAGATTATCTAAATTATTATATTTATTTAGATTAGAATGAACTCTAAGCTACAAAAAAGTATGTTAGTATTTTTAGTGTTAGTTATATTTGCTAGCATTGTTTACGTATTCTTAAAACGTTATGAAGGTTTTGAATCTCAAACCGTTATTAGCTATTACTATCTAGATGGTTGTGGATGGTGTAAAAAATTCAACCCAGAATGGGAGAAATTTGAAAAAATGGTTAAGGATGAAAAAGTCCCCATTGTTGTTCGTAAAGTAAATGCCGAAGATAATAAGGCAGAGATTGAAAAAGAAAAAATTAGCGGCTTCCCTCATGTCCATATGATGAAAGATGGCAAACGTACAGATTTTGAATTTAATCGCACTTCCGAAGAGCTCATGAAATTTGTAAAGGAGAATCTTTAGATTTATTTTTTAAATATTGATACATTAAATTATAACCATAATAAACTGCTTCCTCATACTGTTCTGTTGTAATGGTAATTGAAATGACCTCATCTAAATATTCTATTGGAATAAAAGATAATGGATTTTTGTTAAAATGAAGAATATCTATATTTGGTAAGGCTTCATATATTTTAGTATAAATATCAGATGCATTACTAAATACAACAGCTGTTATTACTTGGGTAAAAAAAGATAATGGTTTTAACAATTCTTGTGCTGAAATATTATTCATCATACTTAAATATAATCCTAATACTTTATCAGTTGATGTATAAGTTAAACATTCAATCGGGAAAGAATTTTTTACACCACCATCTATATAATATTCATTTTCTATAATAACTGGTTTAAATATAAATGGTATAGCCATAGATGCTAAAATTGCTGTAAATAAATTTATATTTGGTGTTTCAATATTTGAAAATACCTTTAATGATAAAGAACTTAATTGCATACTTGTAATATAAATATTTTTGCCTGTTATTTTTGAAAATTCTTGAAATGTTATAGATGTGATTTCACGCTGATATTTCTCTTTAAAAGCATCTATTAAGATTAATTCATATTTTGATATATCATATAGACCCTTATTATCATACAAACTCCATATATTATCTAAATCATACTTAATATATTTTGGATTATGAATAAATAATAATATAAATTTTTCTAACTCTTCTACACTAAAATCTAATGCAAATAGATATGCTACAAGTGACCCAATCGAACAACCAACTAAATGGCGTACTTTATCCAATAAATTATACTGTTTTAAATATCTATATACTCCAATATAAACAAGCCCCTGCATTCCTCCTCCACTAAAAACTATATGTGTATAAGGCTCTGCATTCATTTTAGTATATTAATAATCCTTTCTTTAGATTAGGATTTATCATACAGAATGGCACCACCGTATATTAGTTTAAATGAATTATATCAAATGCAGAAAAAAAAACAGAATTCGAAAAAAATAATATTTGATAAAGTTCTTGAATTATGTCATC